TCGCCACCGTCGCGGCGAAGCGGTTCGTCGTTTCGTCGACGCCGCAGCGCGCCCCATAGAGCTTGTACTGGCACTTCGGCTGGATGGTGAACAGCACGATGTCCTTCAGCGCGTCGGCCAGCGTCAACAGCTCGATGCGCCCGTCGAGACGATCGGTGAAGCCGGTCAGGCCAATGAACCCCTTGCCGAGGATTTCGCGCGCCGAAGGATTGTCGGTGAGGGTGAGCCAGACGGTGATCACCGCGCCGCGCCAGGCGCCGCGCCGGACATGGTCGGTGTAGATCGGCCCGTCGTCGGAAAACGGAATCTGCAGATCGAGCGTGGCCGGCGTGCCGCCATGGCTGACGGTGAGCCGCGAGCAGGTAAAGCCGGGCGTCTTCTGGAAGGTCTGGCCACCGGCGACGATGTCGACGTCATGACTGGTCAGCCGCACGGTGACATTCGACCGGCTCACCAGCTCGGCCAGCATGCAGCGGCGCAGCTCGGCGCCCGCCAGCGCCGTGGTCAGGCTCGAGTTCCACGCCCTCATGGGACGATCTCGATGGCCGTCAGATCCTCGACCGAGATGATGTCCATCTGCGGCTGGTAGTCGACGATCGACTGGAAGCGGTCGCCATCGAAACGCACCGGCACGTAGAACTCGAACGAGGCGGTGACCAGCGCGCCGTTGGCCGGCGCCGAGACGAAGGTGACCAGCCCGGTCGAGGAGACCGTGTAATGGGTGGTCGGCGTCTGCAGTACGCTATCGACATAGACCGCAAGCGTGCCGGACTTGATGTGGCGGATGGTGCGCTGATAGGGATTGGAGCCGGCGGTGTAGGTCTTGATCAGCTGGAAGGTGGTCAGCGCGCCGGTGCCGACGCCGGTCGGCTCGGCGGTGGCCGAATAATCGGCGTGGTCCTTCAACAGCCAGGATTTGAAATCGCCGCGGCGATCAAACCAGAACTCTTTCAGCGAGGCCTCGATGGCGCGCGAGGTATTCTGGTAGTGCCAGGTGTAGACATGAATGGCCACGTCGCGGCTCTGCATGCGGCGTTCCTGGCCGTTCACCATCACCAGCTTGTCGGTGAGAAAGGTCGGGCCGCCGCGGAAGCCGAGCGACACCCGTTCGTCGAGGACGATGTTATCGACCATGGTAGGCCCTCAGCGCGGCCTCGGTGCCGGCCGAGGCGGCCTGCTTGATCTCGGCCGCCGACTGCGCCGACAGCCTGGTGCCTTCCATGACCGGTTTCACCATGATCGAGACATTGACGGTGCCCGCCGCCTCGCCGGCCTCGGCGATCGGCTGCTGCATGGCGGCCGGTGTTCCCATCGTGTCGAGGGGGATGTTGAGCGGATAAACCTTGTACGAATAGCGGCGGCCGGCCCAGCTGTCGCCGCTGCGGCCGGGGTCGCTGCCGCCGAGGCCGGAAAAGCGGAAGTTCGGGTCGACGTTGATCTTCGCCGCCTCGACCACCCGGTGGCCGAGCGCGGCGATGGCGTCGTTGAGGTTGGCGAAACTGAAGCTCTGGGCACTGCTGAGGTTGCCGATATAGCCGCCGATGTTGGAGTCCAGCCGCTCGACCTGGCGGCGCACGTCTTTCGTCGCGCCGGTTTCCTCGTGGATGGCATCCTCGATCTTGTTCATGACATCTTCGTCGATCCCGGCGCCTTGCAGGTCGGTGCCATGCCAGACGCGAGGCAGATTGCCGCCACCGCCAGCGCCTCCGCCACCGCCGAACATATCCCTTGATGCAGCTTCCCCGGCGCGGAAGGCCTGGAACAAGGCCATCTGCTCCTCGGTGGCGCCACGGCTCAACCGGATCGTGTCCACCAGTTCCTTGTTCATTTTCACAAGCGCTTCGCGTTCGCGCTCGAACCGAAGCGCCATGACCGGATCGTTCGCGTGCGTGGCCAGTTTATCGAGCAGTTCTGTCTGTTCCCTGATCTCGGCATTGAGCCGCTCGATTGCCTCGGCTGACGTTTCCTCCGCGTCCTTGAAGTTCTCCATGACTTCTGAGACGATTTGAGTCGGAGACTTCTGCAGGAATTTATAAAACTCGGAATTGGTGAATTGCTCGATTTCCTGCATGAAGCTCGCCAGCGCTTCGGCGCCCTTGATCAGTCCCTGGCTGATCAACGGACCCATCTTCACAAGCTCTTTGCTCAGCCTGATGCCGACAATCTCTGTTATGGCGACCAGTTCCTTTTTAAGACTGTCGGCCCGCTTGATATCGTCTTCAGTGACAATGACGCCGAGTTTCCTAGCTGTCGCCGTGAATTCGTCAAGCGAAGCGCGGCCACCGTCCAGCACGTCAATCATTTTATCGCCGTTCTCGCCAAATGCCGCTGCTGCCAGCGCCGCCTTCTGAGTGGCGTCGGACGTCCGGCTCATCGCGTCGGCGACCAGCTTCAGCCGTTGTTCCTGGTCGCCGGCGGTGAGCACCGCTTTCAGGAGTTCCGGATTGAGCTTCAGCAGTCCGAAAAAGAGTTGGCCCGTCCCTTCGCGGGCTTTGCCGACGTTCTTGGCGAACGTCTCCAGTCCGGCACTAAGCGACTCGGTGTCCGTGCCGGCCTGCGCCGCGCCATGCGACAGCCCTTGGAAGAAATCGGTTCCCAGCCCGGCGGCCTTGGCCCGGTTGCCGACGTCACTGAGCCTGGAAAGTGATTTTGTATATGCATCGATCGCTCCGGACACCGAAAACAGCTGCGAAACCACGCCGCCGGCAATGCCGCCGACAAAGCCTTGCATGATGCCGCCGATTCCCTTGACGGCCTTCGACATCCGCGCCGATTGCCGCTCGACGGTGGTGGCCGCCGACTTGAAGCCATTGGCGAACTTCACCGTATTGGTGGAAAGGTCGATCGAGATCGAGCCGACGGTCGCGACCATCTAGTGCATCACCTTCGAAATCAGTTGCGCCATGCGATACTGTTGGTCCAGCGTCTGCCGCTTGCCGACACTGCGTCGACGGAAGATCGCCTCTTCGCTCTTCGGGAAATGCCGGTGACCGACGCGGCCGAAGTAAGCGATGCGCCAGGCCAGCCGGTAAGCGTCCTCATGCGTCACTGTAAACGCCGCGATCACCTGGTGCGCGGTCATCGCCCAGAACTCGCTCAACGGGATCCCGGCACGAAAGGCGAGGCTCATCAGCCACCCGGTAAGGCTTTCGTGCCCGTCGTAGGGTTTTTGCTGTTGCTGGACGCTGCAGCGGCTGCCATGTCGTCGACCCACGCCTGGTGGCTCTTGCCGTAATGGAACAGCGCCAGGCAATCGAGGCAGTGGGTGGCAATCGGCGCGATTGGCGTCGGCAGCTCCGGCACTTCCTTGATCCGCTCGCCGTCCTTCCTGAGCGCCACCTTGAGGAACGGCACCAGGTAGGTCGCCGACAGCACCGCCAGCCCGTTGCGCACCTTCCAGGCGAAATCGATGTCTCCGAACTGGCTTTCCAGTTCCGCCTGGCCGCGCATGTCGAGCCTGAGCGTATAGCCGTCGCCGAATTCCGGCGCCTCGACCTCGCCATTGAAGCGATTGGCCGTCATGAGGCGGCGCCCCAGGTCGGCGACGATGACATCGAGATGGTGCCGGATCCGGTCACCATGCCTTCCGACACCGACACCGAATGCGCGGTAACGACACCGGAGAACGAGCAGACGCCGTTGGTGGTCGGCGCCCCAACGCCGCTGTTGTCGGCGCCGGTGAAGTCGATCTTGAAGTTGCGCGACTCGCCGGAATCGTAAGCCGCCAGCATGCCGTCGGTGTCGTCATGGGTGGGGTTGTCGGGATCGAAGTGATACTCAAAGTCGACCGAGGCCGACTTGAAGCCTTGCTTGTATTCCCGATAGCCGGAGGTGGATAGAAGATGGGTGGCGTCGACCTGGTCGGCCTCGGTGTTGAGGTTGATCGAGGTGACGTTGCCGACCGCGTTGAACACTTCGGTCGGTGTGGCGCCGTCGCCGATCTGCAATTCGGCACCGATGCCGGTAAAGCCGGTGGTCTGAGGCATTGGTTTTGCTCCTGAGTTATGCGCTGCTGCGCCAGCGCAGGGTGAACGCCATCACGCGGCGGTGCGTGGTGAGGTCGTCGGCATAGTCGGTGAAGTCGACGGAGTCCTTCTGGAACGATGCATGCACGGGCTGCGCGTCGGCCGACACGTAATGCAGATCACGCAGATGGTCGCGCACCGCCTCGCCGAGATCGATGGCGGCCGATGCCTTGGCGGCAATGCAATGCACCTGCACCGAGGTTTCGGGATAGACCGAAGCGCCCTGCAACAGGACTTCCTCGTCCTCGGCCGACATGGCCACGGCGATCGCCGGCAGCGTTGTAGTCGGCGGCAATGGCAGCGGATAGATGCGGTTGGCCACCAGCCCGGTCACCGGCGACGGCACCAGCAGCGCCTTGATGGTGAGCGAGACGCCGCTCATTCGACCAGCCTCGCCTCGATCATCAGCCCTTGCCGGCGGCCCAGCTCGCGCGGCCGCCCGATGATCTCATAGGTATCGCCGTCGAAAATGATGCGGTGCTCGGCATCAACGTCAGGCCGCCAGCGGATGGTGAAGAACAGCGCCATCTGCGCATATTCACGCGCCACCGCTTCGGCCTCGAACGAGCGGTGGAATTCCATCTTCGCCCACACCGTCGCATAGGTCGCCCAGGTCAGCACCTCCTCATTATAGTCGGGGTCGTTGACGATGGTCGCCGCCTGCAGCTCGATGCGGCGGTCGAGCTGCCCGGCTGCCATTGCGATGACGGTCATTTGGTCGTCTTCCTGCCCAGCTTGGCGGCGCGTTTTTCCATTTCCGGGCCGATCTTGTCACCGAACCGTCTCACCACCTCATTGCGGGTGGAGAAATAGGCCGGCGTCAGGAACGGCTGCGGCCGCGTGCCGGGATGGAGGCGGTTGCCGATCATGTGACCCGAGGTGCCGAACTCGACCAGGTGCGCGTATTTCACCGGCTTGCGCTTGCCGAACCTTGTTTCCCGCTCGACCCCGGCATCCGGCCCGACGCGGTGCATCGGGTTGACCTTCGAGGAACGCGGGTTGCGCTTGATGGTGAGCGAGCGAGCCAAGGTCCCGGTGGTTTCCTTGAGCGGCAGCCTAAGCACGTTCTGCCTGGCCGCCTTGAGCGTCGGCTGCAGCGCAAACCGCGACGAGGCATTGAGTGGCACGCTGACCTGTTTTGCCAGCGCGCGCAGGTTGGCGGCCGTCTGCCGGTCGCCGCTGACTTTGCCGGTGATCATTCGTCTGCTCGCAATTTGTGGGAATGGCACAGCATACGCCGAAGCGTGCGCATGCTCAATGCTTCCAGGATGCAGCCAGAGCAGCGAGGTGGATCTTCAGCATGTCGTGCGCCGTATCCCGCTGGCGCCGGGTTCGACAGATATCGCGGATATGCTCGCCATCGCCGCAGATGCGGCCAACCAACATATAACCATGCGCGCCGAGCAGCTGCCGGCAAAAGCGCAGATCCGCCGCTGCCTGCAACCGACGCTCGGCGATGCCAGTGGGGCGGCGGCTCATATCCACCCGTTCGCCAAAAGCCGCCGAAGAGCTACCGATGCCGCCGACCGTCTCCCAAGCGTGGCGAAAACGGATCGCCGCCTGCACCTGGGCAAGATCGAGAATGCCATGCGCGGCCAACGTCGATACCGAGGATTCGCGCAGGTTGACCACGGCCGTCACTTGGCGCGGATTGGTCCCGCTTTCCGGATGGTCCGCCGAGTAATATGGATTGTCGATCGTGGTCAGCGCCGTCTTCATGCGCGCGGAACCCATAGCCCGCTGAGCAAATCGCTGATCCAGAACGGCATCTGTTCGAGATCGAGCGCTGTCACCGATTCGCGATGCTCGTAGAGCATGCCGGCGACGCGCAGAATGCCGGCCCGCATCGGCGGCGGCAGGCTGGCCATATCGGCATAGCCGGCAGTGAGCGTTATCGCGGCATCGGCCGCGAATGCCGTGCCGTCGCTGTGCACCAGCCATACCGGCTCGGTCAGGCTGGCGCTTTCGAGCGCATATTCCGACGAGACGTCGACTGCATCCGCCACCACCGTGAATGCCGATACCGGCTGCAACGGACACTGGTAGCTTGCGGCGCCGGTTGCCAGATCCGGCTGCCAGTCGACTGCAGCCGAAAAGATAGACAGCCCCCAGACATGCTCGAGCAGCCCGATCGACTGCGCCAGCTTGTCGGTAATCAGTGCATCCTCCACCGAGTGATCGACGCGCAAATGCTGCTTGGCCATGTCCAGCAGCGCCGCCGGCAGTGTGGTCCAGTCAGGAGTCGCGGTATAGCTCACTCGCCGCGCTCCTGGTCGTAGCGTTCAAACATGGGTCTGAGGTCAACGATGGTTTCGCGGCCGTCGGTCAGCCGCAACACCAACGACCAGTCACGACAGGCAATGCCGGTAATGCCAGCGCCGGCCTCGCCGCGCTCGCCTTTCGGGCCGCGCTCACCAGAACGCCCCTGGCTACCGGCGCGTGCCGCCAGCATCCAGCCGTCGCCGGGCAGTGGCCCAGGATCGTCCGAGCGCGCGATCCATTCCGACCCGTTGAATGACACACGGTCAAGTTTCGCGTAGGCGTCGTCCGGGTCGTATTTGCCGCGCGCCTCACCGGTGCGACCATCAGGACCGCGTGGCCCTTCGGGTCCCGGCTCACCGGCCGGTCCCGGTTCGCCGTCCTTCAGAGCGGCCAGACGCTCGGTCATATCCTCACACAGCCGGTCATAGCGGCGGCGGGCCGCAAGTAACTGCTCCTGTGCCTCCAGCCGCTCCTCGCGCAGTTTTTCCAGCGTCTGCACGGCCAGCCGTTCCTCAGCCGCAGCGACCTCAGTGACCAGTTCATCAATGCGCGATTCGGTCTGTTCGCGGAATTCCATGTAATCAGCAACACGATTGCTGATCTCTTCTACTACCGGCGGAACGAGGTCCGCACGCTGGGTCAACTCATCCAGTCTGATGCCCAACGCGGCATCGGCTTCGCCGCATACTTTGGCAACTTCCTCAACAGCGGCGGCAATATCGCCCTGCAATTTCACCAGAGTTTCGCCGCCGCCCCACCGCATTTCATCGATTGCCGCCGATATCCGGTCATGCTCGATGTTGATGTTTTCACCGATGGCTGTCGTCAGCCGCTCGCGTTCCTCGGCGAACCGGCGACCGAGATAGCGGCTGAGATCGTCAAGCTGCTCTTGAAGTGACATGCTCGGTCTCGCCCAGTTCGAATGCGCGTTCATCGAATTTTGCCGCCTTTGCCTGCTCCGGTTCCTCTTCCTGCGCTTCCGGTTTTTCTTCCGCCCCAGCCGCCGGTGGCTGCGCCGGCGGCGCATCGGGCCGTGGCGTTTCCGGCTTCGCCTTGTCCCATGCCGATAGCGGCACCACCTGCTGCTGCACCCTTGGCTCGTCGCCGAACGGCGCGTCGGGCAGATCCTCGGCGTTGCGGGCCTCGTTGGGCGCGTAGATGCCGCCCTGAACGCCGCGTGCCAGCGCCTCAATGCGATCCTTGTAAGCCACGCGAAGCAACGCCGCCGTATCAAACTCCACCCATTCGTCCGGCCATGATCTGAGCCCGAAGAAATGATCGAAAGCCACTTCTATGTGATTGATGGCGAATCCGAGCCCGCGCGCCAGCCAGAACTGCATCAGTGCTTCGGTCGAGGCGAAGCTTGCCTTGTCGGTCATGCCGAGGATGGCCGGCGGCACGCCGTAGACCATGAAAATCTCGTCCTGGGTCAGCTTGATGGTCGCCGCCACGTCGGCCTCCTGGGCCGTCATCGAAACGCCCTTGAACTTCATGCCGGGCGGCAGGATCGGTGGACGGCCG